GACAGAATATCGAAAATGTCCGTAAAATCGGATATGATATCAGCGGACAAATCGGTAACCGAGCATTATATGATTATCTTGGAATTGAGTTTTCTCTTACCCCTTTGGAAATGGAGACAGTATTCTGGAACGCAGCGTCTATGGGAGCGATTATGCCAGACGCAGACAAAATGCTGGACTATTTAAATGAAAAAGGTATTAGAACAGCTGTAATAAGTAATCTCTTGTGGTCAAGCGATGCTCTGACAGAACGATTGAATCGACTTTTACCAAATAATCGTTTTGAATTTGTTATGACTTCCAGTGATTACTTTATGCGAAAGCCTAATCGTATTCTGTTTGATATTGCACTTCAAAAAGCAGGACTTCGTGCAGATGAAGTCTGGTACTGCGGTGACAATCCGAAAGCCGATGTTAAAGGTGCTTCTCAAGTTGGCATTTATCCTGTCTTGTATGATAACAATACAGACAAAGAAAATATAAACTCTTCAGATAATATAACGCTTCAATGTGAGCATTTGCATATTCACGAATGGAAGGAATTGATTGATGTTTTAGAGCGACTAGCCTAAAAACCTACAAATTCCAATTTACACAACCAAATATCATCAACAACCGCCCGTGGTTCACTCCACAGGCGGTATTTTTATACCCAAAACAAGGAGGTCTGATAACATGAAAGAAACCATCTGCACAGTCGCCGGACTGGTCGGCGGCTTCATCGCCACACTGCTTGGCGGCTGGGATTCGGCATTGTCCACGCTTGTGATCTTCATGGGCGTGGATTTTGTCACAGGCGTGGTGACTGCCGCCATGGGCAAATCCAAGCACAGCGACAGCGGTACGCTCAACAGCAAGGCTGGCTGGGTGGGACTTGCAAAGAAGTTCTGCATTCTGCTCATGGTCGTGGTTGGCGTGAGAATTGATATTCTCCTCGGCACGAACTATATCCGTGATACCGTGTGCATCAGCTTTTGCCTGAATGAACTGCTCTCCATCGTGGAGAATACGTCGTTAATGGGAATCCCTTATCCACCCGCAATGAAGAAAGCAATTGATGTTCTGCAGACCAAAGTCGGCAGGTCTGAAGAAAGAATCGAGGAGGAGAATAAAAATGGCAATTCTGAAACCTGATAAGACAATGACGCTCGGCGGTGTGACCGTCAATGAATTTCTGCTCACAAAGCACAATCCCCGAAATATCGCAATGCCCTCCGTGAAAATGGAGGGCATTATTGGTGTTACTGTGCATAATACGGACTGGATTCGTGTTGCGAATGGCACAACGCCTGCGGAACAGTACACTCGTGCCACCTACAATGGCAATATGAAGGATGTCCGTGTGCATTACTATGTGGATCACGTCTGTGCGTGGCAGAACCTGCCCCTTGACCTGTCCGGTTGGCACGCTGCGGACGGCAGCGGCAACGGCAATCGCAAAACCATCGCCATTGAGTGCATTATGAGTTCTGCGTACAATGCCAATGACCAGAAGTCGGAGGACAATGCGGCAAGACTGGCGGCAGCTCTGCTCAAACAGTATGGACTTGGCATCGAATGCCTGTTTACACACACGCACTGGCTGAATGTCAAGGACGGCAAGACTGGCACAGTTGATGAGCTGAACACCATGAGAAACGCTTACAAAATGTGTCCGCTGTACATTCTGCCGCATTGGGCTGCTTTTAAGGCAAAAGTGGCGTATTATCTCAACGAGGGGCAGATTTATCGTGTGCGTACAGCATGGGATGATGTGAAGTCGCAGACGGGTGCGTTCAAGAGCCTTGATAATGCGAAGAAGAGCTGTAAGACTGGGTATTCTGTGTTTGATGAGAATGGTGCGGCGGTGTTTACAGCGAAAAAGGCTCATAACAGGGGCGATATGATTTCGCTGAAGAATGCTGTGCTGTATGCTTCTTCTACTGCAAAGTCCGGTGTGAAGAAAACAGGTGCGTTCTATCTGTATGATGGCGTGGAGGTTAATGGCAGGTTTCGTATTACTACAAAATCTGCGTTCTGCGGTAAAAATCCAATCGGTAAGTATGTGACTGGTTGGGTGGATAAGAAGGATATTTGAGTTCATGCCCCTCCGTGAGAAAATTTCTCTCGGAGGGGCTTTTTCTCGTCCAAATGCCCCTCTTTTCTGTAGTGGAATATAGAAAGCAAAAAAACTTTCAAGGGGTTCGATTCCCCCCATTTTCTTTTGACTACAGGAACAGAAGGAGGAATTGCTATGACGATCAAACAAAAACATGAAATCGAGAAAATGAGAGCCGACGGATGCTCTCTCAAAACAATCAGTGAAGAACTGGGGATTTCACTCGGAACAGTAAAGTCCTATCTTTCCCGAAAGGATGCAACACAGCATTGCGAACAGTGCGGAAAAATCATTCAGCAGAAAAACAAAAAGAAGCGATTCTGCTCCGATCGCTGTCGTATGATCTGGTGGCGTGAGCATCGTGAGGAATCGGATAAAACCACATCACAGGTCTGTCCGATATGTGAGCAGTCATTTATCACATATCCGAGTAAACGTCAGGTCTACTGTTCCAAGCAGTGTGCAGGAAAGGCAAGGTGGGTGCATGTATCACAATGTAATGATGTATCAGATCATGGTTGATATTCTGAAAGGATGGCTGGAAAACGGCGTAATTTCGCAAAAAGACTATCGGGCAATTCATACAACAATGGCTGAAAAATACGGCATATCTTTGTCCGGTATATTCGTTGATAATTCCTCCGTGACGAGTTAATATGATATCGGAAGGAGGGGTTATTACGAAAAGATTGATACAAAAAATTGAACCCACAATCCCGATTCAGCCACGATTACTGCGTGTGGCTGCTTACGCAAGAGTGTCCAGCGGCAAGGACGCAATGCTGCACTCCCTGTCCGCACAGGTCAGCTACTACAATGAACTGATCCAAAGCAATCCCGAATGGCTGTTCTGCGGGATTTATGCAGACGAAGCATTAACCGGCACGAAGAGCAATCGTGCAGAGTTTCAGAAAATGCTGGCGGCTTGCAGGAATGGTGAAATTGACCTCATCATCACAAAGTCCATATCGAGATTTGCCCGAAATACTGTGACTTTGCTTGAAACTGTCAGAGAGCTGAAGGACATCGGCGTTGATGTGTTTTTCGAGGAGCAGAATATCCACACCATGAGTGCGGACGGTGAGCTAATGCTGACGATACTGTCCAGCTATGCACAGGAGGAGAGTTTCTCTGCGAGTGAGAATCAGAAATGGCGTATCCGACGAGATTTTGAACAAGGGCGTGTCAGCAGTATGCGGATGCTCGGTTATCGCAGAACATCTGAAGGTCGTCTTGAAATCATTCCGGAAGAAGCCGTGATTGTCAGGAGAATCTTCTCCGAGTACATTTCCGGTATGGGCAAGATGAAAATTGCCAATATGCTGAATGAGGAAAACTTCCCGACCATCAACGGCTGTGAGTGGACTACTGAAGACATCCGCAGGATTCTGCAAAACGAAAAATACGCAGGTAATATGCTTCTTCAAAAAGCGTATCGGGAGAATCACATCACGAAGAAATGTCTGAAAAACAAAGGTGAACTTCCGCAGTTCTATGTTGAGGAATCGCATCCTGCGATTATTGAACCTCAGATTTTTGAGATGGTACAAGGGCTGATTAAAAACCGCGGTGACAGGTTCACTCCCCCGAAATCTACAGTTGCGGTTTATCCCTTCACAGGAAAAATCCTCTGTGGCTGCTGCGGTAAGAACTATCGCAGAAAAACAACTGCAACCGGCATTGTGTGGATATGCAGTACTTACAACACCAAAGGGAAAAAATACTGCCCGACTGCAAAGCAAATTCCGGAAGACAAGCTTTATGCTGCCTGCTGTGATACACTTGAAATTTCTGATTTTGATGAAGATATTTTTCGGTCGGAAATTCAACAAATCAATGTTCCTGCACCGAATCAGCTGGAGTTCATTTTCCACAATGGCACAACGAAAACTGTGGAATGGCAGGATCGTTCACGGTCGGAAAGCTGGACTGAGGAGAAACGCAGACAGGCAGGTCAGATTTCAAAAGAGAGGAGATGGCACAAATGCCCGTAGTCACAAAAATCCCTGCAAGGCTGCACCCTGCGACCTTTGTACCTCTTGAAAGCACTGCAAAACGCAAGGTTGCAGGCTATGCGAGAGTATCCACCGATTCCGAGGAGCAGCAGACTTCCTACGCTGCACAGGTCAGCTATTACACGGATTATATTCAGAAACGTCCCGATTGGGAATTTGTTGGTGTGTACACGGATGAGGGTATTTCTGCGACCAACACAAGGCATCGTGACGGGTTCAATCGCATGATTGCGGACGCTCTGGACGGAAAAATTGACCTCATTGTCACAAAGTCTGTCAGCCGTTTTGCCCGAAATACTGTCGATTCTCTGACAACAGTGCGTAAGCTGAAAGAAAAAGGTGTGGAGGTATATTTTGAAAAGGAGAATATTTACACCTTAGATTCCAAGGGTGAGCTGCTCATCACAATCATGTCCTCCCTTGCACAGGAAGAAAGCCGTTCCATTTCCGAGAATGTCACCTGGGGACAGCGAAAGCGGATGGCTGACGGTAAGGTTTCGCTCCCCTACAGCCGGTTTCTTGGTTACCGTAAGGGTAAGGATGGGCTTCCTGAAATTGTACCGGAGGAAGCGGAAATCGTCCGTTTCATCTATCGCAGTTTTATGCACGGTAGCACACCGCACCACATTGCAGAAACGCTGACGTTCAAGAATATTCCGACACCTGGTGGTAAGGAAGTGTGGACGACCTCCACCATTGAGAGTATTCTCACCAATGAAAAATACAAGGGGTCGGCATTGCTGCAAAAGAAGTTTACCGTTGATTTCCTCACAAAAAAGACAAAGGTCAACGAAGGTGAAGTGCCGCAGTATTATGTAGAGGAGTCCCACCCTGCCATTATTCCGCCGGAGGAGTTTGAACTGGTACAGGCAGAGTATCTGCGCAGAAAGCGGCTCGGCAGGAAGTACAACAGCAAGAGCATCTTCACGGCAAGACTGGTTTGTGAGTGTTGCGGCGGGTACTACGGCTCAAAGGTCTGGCACTCCACTTCTAAGTATCGCCGTGTGATATGGCAGTGCAACCATAAATTTCAAAACGGCGAGAAATGCACAACGCCGCATTTGTACGAGGAACATATCAAGGACAAATTCATTCTGGCGATGAATCAGATTCTTGAAAATAAGGATGAGATCATTGAAAATTGTCTGCTGTTAAGTGAGAATTTCACGGTTTCCGATGATACTTCGATTGAAAAAGTGACGCAGGAAATGGACGTTGTTGCAGAGCTGACACGGAATCTAATACAGCAAAATTCCGTAAAGCCGATGAAGCAGGAGCTTTACAAGTCGGAATATGAAAAACTAGTGCAGCGTTATGAGTCGCTGAAAGCAAAACGTGATGCACTGGTTTTCAAAAAAGAAACGATGGAAAGCAAGCTGAAATTCATCCTGCATTATGCTGAAACGCTGCGTGGACAGGATGCGATCACAGAGTTTTCAGAGGACTTATGGCTGAAGGCGATTGATCATGTGACGATTTGCAGAGATGGAAGAATGGTTTTCCTGTTTAAGGACGGGAGTGAAATTACAGTATAAAATGAGTTAGGGGTGCGAAATGCACCCCTTATTTTTATGCAAAGAAACGCTGAAAAACTCCAAAGAAACAGCAATTAAGGAAAGAAACGGCACTTATGCAAAGAAACGGTGAAAGACCAACGAAACGGTAAAATGCAACCCCCACCCCCTCCGTTTCTTTGCACTTTCATTTTGTTTCTTTGCTCTCTTATTTTTCTCCAAAGA